GCGTGATTCGGCCCACGGCCGCCTCGCCTTCCTGGTTCATGTCGCGCGAGATGCGCGTCACGGCCATGGAACAGTTCAGGGGCGACAGCCCCGCCGATGCCTTGGTGGCGAACAGGGACGCCAGAGCCGGCGCCGCCAGGTCGTCGTTGAGCTCGGAGTCCAGCCCCTGCACGGCACGCGCGACGCCCTCGCACAGGACGATCAACTCGTGCTTCTGCAGGGCGGGATACGTCGGGCCGGTCGGCTCGATCTCCTCGTCGTCGGCGATGACCTTCCACGCCGGCAACTCGCTCTCAGCGAGCGGCCAGGCGCGGTCGGTGAACACCTTGTCCGCCCACCCCGACACAGCGCGCAGGCGGTCGGCGATGGCCCCGACGACTTGAGCGGCGGCGAGCATCAGGCCCTCGCCAGGATGAAGCGGCGCCAGCCTGCGTAAGCAGACTGGATCCGCCTCACCACGTAAGGCACACCGTCCACCGTCAAGCTCGAGTTGATGTCTGCGGACTGCAGGTCAGCCACCGCAGCCAGGAACGTCGGCTTCAGCGTGACGACACCAACCTCATCCGACACTTCACTGGCGGCGACGAAGACCACATCCGCCGACTCCAAGCCGAGCGTGGCCACGGCATTGGGCATGCGGCCCAGCACCGAGGCGTCGACGCGCAGCTCGAGGTCGGCGAACGGAGTGGCCATCGTTTAGGCCGCCGTCGCGGTGTAGGCGCCGAGCTTCATCTTGACGGTGCTCGAGGGGTTGGCCGCCGCCTCGACCGCCACGCCGACGCACTCTTGCGCGGTGGAGGTCTTGTTCACCACCTTGTTGGTGGCGTCCCAGAACAGGCGGTCGCCGACCGAGATGGCCAGGGCGCTGGTCTTGCCAATCGTGACGACGCCCTCGGTGATGAAGGCGCCAGTCGCGCCGCTCACCACATCGTTCGTGGCCACGCCGAACAGCGCAGCACCGAACAGGTAGCCCACGCCAGATGCAACATCGGCCCCCGGCACAAGGTCCAGCACGTCGCCGCGTTGAACGAAAGTCTTCATGGTGGTTTCCTTTCGGGATCAGTGGTAGATCAGGCGCCGGGGTTCTTGTAGAGGCCGCGGAAGTCGATCGCCTTCGCGGCGAAGTCCAGGCGGCACTTGTAGGAAATGCCGTCCACCTCGAAGCCCATCTCGGACTCGATGACCGGGCCTTCGGCGCCGTCGAGGTAGCAGTACTCCACCGTGTCCACCGAGGCCGAATTGGCGGCCAGGTACCAGGCGGTCGTGCTGTTCGCATCGAGGATCGCTTCGACGATCGGCTCGAGCGAAGTGCGGCCACCGGCGCGGAACTCGTTCACGTTGCTCGGCTGGGCCGGAACGTAGTTCGCGCTGGTGTACTGGTACGCTACGTTTTCCTGCGTGGCCGGCACGATCAGGTAGGCCGGAGCGATGTTCAGTTCCTCGCTCTGCAGCCCCTTCTGCAGGCGCATCGCGGTGCGGCCGGCGCCCAGCGTGGTCACGCTGATCGCGCCACCGGAACCCGCCAGGTTGGCGTGGCCGCCGGCGGTCGTGGCCGCGGTGCTGTTGAACAGCGCACCGCCGTCGGCGAGGTTCGCGTTGGCGGTGAGGATTGCGTACACCGTGCGGTTCTCGAGACGCGCGGCGCTGTTGCCGAAAGCGCCGACCAGACGGTCGAAGGCGCGCAGATCATCGTTGATGAGCGACTGGCGGCTGAAGCTCACGATGCGACCGTAGGTCAACATCGAGTACGTCTCTTTGCCGTCGGTCATCGCGCCGTACTTGAACTCGCCGTGCTCGTTCGTCTGCAGCAGGTCCGGCGCGGCGCCGAGCTGGACGACGCTCATGCTCTTGAAGTCGGGGGCGTTCGGAGCGCGGCGAGCCCAGCGCGCATAGCTGGGGCTGTTCTCGTCGTAGCCCTGGCGCAGGCGCTTGTTGGCCACGTTCGCCAGCAGGTTGGCGAAGTCGCTCGTGCCCATCATCCCGCCCGAGCGGTGATTCAGGATCTGGGTGGCCAGTTGCATGCGGCTCATGCCGCGCGTGCGGACGCCGGACAACTCCAGGTGCTCGCGGCCGACCTCGAGCATGCTCATGCCGCGGTACTGCTTGCCGTTGTCGGTCAGCTTCGCCTTGGCGTCCACTCGGTGGGCGATGGCCTCCTCGATGCCAGCCAGGCGCGTCTGCACCTCGTCGGTCACGGTCTGGATGCGGACCACGTTGCGCTGAGCGCCGCCGGCGTCCTCGTCACGCTTGGCAATGTCGTCCAGGATCGCAGCCCGCACCGAATCGACGCTGGCGCCGTCGGCGATGTACTTCGCGGCCTTGGCGGCTTCGACGTTGTGTCGCGTGCAAAGCGCGTTGATGTCGGCCGCGCGCTGGCGCTCAGCAGCGACGGCGGCCTGTTGCGCGGCTTGCGCGGCGGCTGCCTGCTGGTCGCGCTGAGCTTGGATCTCGGCATCGGTCATGGTGGTTTCCTTCGTGGGGGGGGCATCAGCCCTGGTGATGAACTCGCAGGGATGCCCTTGCGAATGGGAACGGGTGCTGGCGTCTACGTCCGCCGGAATGGGAACGAAGCTCACCTCCTGCGGCTGCCAAGACACCGCCCGGTACAGAGGCACCTTGCCGCCGTCGGAGCGATCGACGGGGCGCGTGATCTCGTAGCGGTTGACGGCGTAGCCGACGGAAATGTTTCGGATCACGCCGCTCTGGATGTCCTTGACCAGGCCGGCGAGTTCTTCGCGCTCGGAAAGCTGCAGCACGGCCTTGCCGACACCGCGCTCGAGCCAGGCGCGTTGCACCGTGCCGATCACGCTGCCGAGGCCGTAGCGCGAATGCGAGTCGAGAACCGGGACCGCGCCCGCATTGAAGCGGCTCATGTCCACCGCTTCGGGCGTGACAGCCAGCTCCTCCTCGTAGGCGGAATCGCTGTACCAGTCGTAGCGCTTGACGCGCGCACCCGTGGTCCAGATCACTTCAACCGTGCGCGACTTTTCGTCGAACGTGGACGGCTGAATCTGCGCATCACGCTGCTGCGTCGGGACTTCGCGCACGGCGCGCTCTTGGGTCTCGCTCATGGGCCGTCACTTTCGCAATCGGCCTGTCTCATTTCCAGCAACGGTGAGACGATTTCACTCGCCCTTGTTGTTGGGCGGCGCCGTTTCGGCGGGCGCCGCGTCGGTCTTACCCTTCTGAAGGAAGAACAAGGTATCGAGGACGCCCAAGTCCTTGAGCTTCTTGAAGTCGTCCGCGATTTCCTGGAACACCTTCTCAGGGTTCTCGCCGCGAGCGCGCAACTTGCTGCTGAGACTTGCCAGGCCGCTTGCCACCTGGATTGCGTCGGCTTGGGCCTCCTGCTGCGGGTTCACGTAGTCCCATTTCGGACAGTCGTACTCGACGCCGTAGTCGCCCTCTCGAGCGCCGCCCTGAAGAACCGCTGCCTCGACGAACGCCTGCACGATCGGGCCGCAGAACCGAGGGATGAACACCATCCATTGCGTGTGTTCAAAGCCCCGGCGCACGTCCAGTCCACGGATGCGCGCGCTCGAGAAGTTCACCTCTGTCATGTCGCCGGTGGCCATCTCGTAGGTGACGCCCAGAGCCGCGGTGATGACGTGCAGTTGATGCTTGACGTACTCGACGTGGCCGGGTTGAGCCTTGGGCTCCACGACCGTGACCGAGTTTCCGGCCGGCAGTTCGGTGATGCTGCCGCTGGCCAGTTCGCCGAGGTCGCCCGTGCGCCGAGCCAGCGAAGCATCCGCCGCCTCGCCGCCCTGTTGGTACTCGTTGGCCATCAGCGAGGCATCGCCGCTCACGAGCACGGAGAGGCGGGTCTCGAGGTTCTTGCGGGAGATTTCCGCGTCCTCGTACAGTTGCAGGTCTCGGGTGCGCGCGAGGATCGGCGCCAGGCGGCTGAACCCGCGACGCTGACCGGGCCGCTTCGGGTCAAACAGATGCACGATGCCGGCGGCCGGCACCCGCTTGCTGGTGGCACGCGTCCCGCGCAGCAGCGTCGAGTCGCCGGGGTGCTGGTCCCACAGCCAGTAGGCGGCGACGCGCCCAATGATGTCGTACTCGATGCCCTCGATCACGACATTGCCCGGCGCCAGGCCGGCGCCCTGCATCACGGTCTTGGTGCTGTCCAGCCAGTCGATCTCGAGCAGTTGCAGTTGCAGCGGGACGGGCAGGCCGTCTTCCATGCGGCGCGGGCGCAGCCGCACCAGCACCTCGCCGTCCTGCTCCATGGCGCGGTAGGCCGCCGCCTCCATGCCATAGAAGTCGAGTTGTCCGTCTGCGTCGCAGACCTTCGCCCACGCATCCCACAGGTCGTTGAGGCGCTTTTCCTGTGCGCCGGTGAAACGCGGTGTAATGCCGGTGCCGATGACGTTGGCCACCAGCGCGTCCATGCTCGCGGCGATATACGGGACGTTCTGGACGAGGAAGCGGGCCTTGGCGCGCAACGTCGCCGCGTCGGCCATGTGGTCGGCCTGTGCGCTGGCGTTACCGCGCCGGGGCTTCCAACTGTCTCGAGGACTGGCCGCTTCATATGCACGCTCGAGTCGCTGGCGATCCAGCACCCGGCGCAGCCCCCGCGAAGGCGAGAGCATCCCGATCACGCGGTCGATCGCGCTGGCAACTCGAGCGGCCATCAGTCGCCCCGCGAGGTCGTGAAGCGGTAGCGGAACGCCCCCGTGGGCCGCGTCGATCCGGCAGCCAGGATGCCGGCGATGAAGTCGCGGCGCGCCTTAAGACCCTCGAACGAGTCGAAGCGCACCCGCCGCCCCTCGAGCTCAACCTCGAGTTCCGACGCGGCGATGGCACGGTCAATTGCCGTGAGGTCCGCTTGCGTGAAAGCCATAGGCCGCCACGCTATCGGGCGGCCTGTCTCAAATCCAGCAGGCGTGAGACGGTTTCAGCCGGCCTGCTTCAGCAGCCGATAGACCGTAGCGCGGCTGATGCGCAATTCGCGCGCCACTTCGGTCGCGTTACGGCCGTTGAACAGCCTGGCAACCTCAGACTGCACATCGGTGCCAAGGCGGCGGATGTAAACGCGCTCGCTCGCAAACTCCTGGCGGAGGGTTCGCTTGATCTCACTCTGCCGGCTCTTGAGGTCAGGTAGCACCTCGACGATATAGTCGAAGATGCGGTCCACAAGGTCCGGCTCAGCCGCGATCTTCTCGTTCAGCGTTTCGGGTTCCGGCTTGGCCGGCTTCTGCTTCTTGCGTGAGGTCACGACCATGGCTTCACCACCCTCGAGGTACGCGCGGCACCACAGGCCGCGCAGGTTTCTGGTTCTCGGCCGGCCTGGCGACGGGGGGCGCCACGACTGCCGGCTGTGCAACGACGACTTCTTCAATACGGATCTGCCACTTCTGCCAGTCGCCCTCTTTCCAGCGATCCAGGCCAACAAAGTGAGCCGCGGCCAGCGCGTACACGGAACAGTCGAGCGCTTCGTTGCGCCGACCCGCTGGCTTCATCCACTCGAGCTTCGGATGCCCCTTGACGTACTTCGTCACTAGGCGCTCGGCGGTGATCTGCTCAAAGACCTCCGGCGGGAGGTGCTTGGACAGGTGGACGTATCCCGGCCCCGGCATCGTCGTACGCAGCCGTCCGTAGATTTCCGCCTTGGCGGTGTCCGTGCCGATCGGCCAGAGCTTGACACCTTTCTTCACCTTGACGCCGCGCCAGTTCACGTCTTGGTCAGAGGGCTTGCCCAGAACAGCTTTTCCGGATTGGCTTGATCCCTTGACCGGGTAGACGTGCTCGCCTAGGTGGGTGCGCGCATAGGCGTAGACCTGCTGGGTGTGATGGCCGCCCGAGTCGATCATGGTCGCCAGCAGCGGGACGGTTTGCCCCGACTGGTGCAGCACTGGCGTCCGGCGCCACTCGGTGAGCGCCGCCCACGGCGAGCCAGCCTCTGTCTCGGGCAGCGCCGGGTCGCCATAGAACACGGCGCGGTCCACGAGTTGTCGCTCCATCCCGCGGCCCCAGGCCCACAGGTACGCTTCCAGCCGGTCGCCCTGAACGTCAACGCCGGCCGTCATCACGTACATGCCCCAAATGACCGTGCGCAGCGGGAAGTCGCCAGCCCGGCGCCGCAGTGCATGCTCGTCGGCCTTGTCGCCCTGCTCCTCCCACGTCTCCGCGAGCGAGGTGTTGACGAAGCGCTTCAGCTTCGCCACGTCGCCGGCCTTGGCCGCCTCCTGCGCGCTCACCCAATCGCGGACCAGCATCTCCCACGACTTCCAGCCGACCGGGCTGTAGAGCTTGGACAGGTGGAAGCCGGCCACGGTGCCGTTCTGCGCGCCGGGGTTCTCGGCGATCCACCGGCCGTCACCCAGCATCCGCGTCTTCTGGTGATTCTGGATCGTGCCGCCGCAGTGCTCGCAAACGTAGATGGCCGTCTCCGGCCGCGGGTCACCGGCCGGCGTCTTGAGCCACTTGATCCCGTGCTCGACCGTAGCGCCCCAGGTCAACACCTGCAGTGCATCGCAGTGCGGGCATGGCACCCAATACCGGCGCCGGTCACTCGCCAGATACTCCCGCTCGATGGTCGAGAAGTCCTTCGTCGTCGGCGTCGAGCACAGCAGCAACTTCCGGTTGGGGAAGTTGGACATCCGCTCCATGACCAGGCCGATGGGGTCGCCCTCCCCGTCCACGTCGAGCGGGTAGCCGTCCACCTCGTCGCAGGCCGCGAACCCCAGCGGCTTGGAGGCCAGGGAACGCGCCGAGTTGGCGCCAGAGAAGAACAGCGTGGCCGAGCCGTCGGCGATTTCCTTCGTGAACAGCGTGTTCGTCTCGTCCCGCGACCTGGTTTCGGCGATGCGGGAGAACACCTCCGGCATCAGCTTGGCCGTCTGCGTGAAGCGCTGCGACGAGTGGTCCTTCGCGTCCTGCAGCGTCGGCTGGACCATCATCATGTCCATCGGCGCGATGTGAATGCGCTTCAGGATGGCGTTGTAGAGCACCTCCGACTTACCGAGCTGGGTGGCGAACTGCATCACCACCTTCTGGACCGGGTTCTCCGGGTCGGTGCAGTTCATCGGCTCCAGCAGGTACGGCGTCCGTGAGGTGCGCCACGGCCCCTTTTCCGGCCCCTTGGCGATGCGCCGCACCTTGTCGGCCCAATCCGAGCACCGCATGACCGGAGGGACGGACAGGTGAGCCCGGCGCAGCGCCGAGATGAACTCGACCGGATCGACGAACGACTCCCGCGCGCCCATCAGAGACTCACCTCGGCGTTCTGGTTCAGGGCGGCACGGATTTCGGCGTCGAGGATCACCTGGCACCGTCCCACATCCGACTCCGCGGCCAGGACCGGCGCCATGCGTGCAGCCAGGTTCAGCATGGCCTGGCTCACCGCGGCCCACTGGCGGGCAAACTCCGCACGCATGGGGGCTACCTCAACCAGCGCCTTGCGCGCGTGGTTGAGTTTGACCAGCGCCATGTCTGCCTCGTAGATCTCCCGGCGACGACGGGCCTCGTCGCGGGTCTCCCCGCTGTCGACGAATCCCTCGGGGTCATCAGGCAGCGGCCCAATGTGCCGAGGCGAAGGCGCGGGCGCGATACCCTCCGGCTCAGGGTTCCGCTGGGCCACATTCAGCCGCTGCCGGCGCCACGCAGCCGCGGACTCCACTGAATCCACAGGCATCCCCTGCTTCTTCAGCTTCGTCATTGCGGCCGGCGACAGCCCCAAAGCGCGCCCGATGGCCGCTTGAGACAGGGGGGCGGGGCTAGCGTTCACCGGCGTTCACCAAAAGTAAATGCCATTCACTGGCGCGATTTCGCGCTCGTTTCGCACC